GGGCAGAACCAACTTTTGCTATTGGTCTTAAACCAAATGCTTGGTCTATGTTAGCCATAGTAGTCTCCTAAATTATTTCAGAGACATTGATCTTACTTATTAAGACTTCTTGCCTCCAAATGTTACTCTGCTCTGCCTCTCTTGTGAGATTGGCATGCTTGGATGCTCTTCTTTGTGTAGATCATTTTCAATAGCTTTTGTCTTCGTATCAGTAAGATTACGGAAGTATTCGTCCCGGTCTTCTTTAACTTCTATTGGACATCGCATTAAAACTAATCCGCCAATACCTATGACGCCTTTGTATTTACCTTCAGCTACTGATGGTAAGTCTTGTCTATCTGGATACTCATCTGCTCTCACAAGTTCATATCCACTTCGTAGTCTACCAATGATATTTTTTTCATCGGCCATGCCACGATATTCAGTTCTTACCCATCTATGATGGTAGCCATCTGGTGCCTCTGGCGCTTCCAAGTTCGAAGGGGGTACCCATCCCCTCTTTCGAGCAACCTTTTCACGGGTCTCTTGTTTGCGTGAGGTAGTCTTTATTCCTGTAGTAACCATTTACGCCTCCTTCACGTGTTTTGCGTACTCTTCAAGTGGCACACCTAATTTTTTAGCGATTGCAATCTGCGAGGGTGTGAGTCTCACAGTACGGCGTCCAGCTTTTGTCGATCTATTTGCAGAGGCAACCGTTTGGACGACTCGGTTACTCTTGTCTTTTTCCTCTTCTTTAAATTTATGAGGAAACTCTTTTTTAATTCGTTTGTCAAGCTCACTATAATACTCATCTGACTTTCCGTCAAATCCTTCTTTATTTATCATTTCTTCATGAATAGCCATAGCAGTGTAAGTCATACCTTTGTCTTGACCAAACCAAGAATTTTTTTCAGCCCATGCCTCAGCTTTTGGATCTGGTTCTCTTGGTTGTTGCTGTTGTTGAGGTTGTTGTTTTTGCTCAACAGGTTGTTCTTTTTTTTGATTTTCTTTTTGAGCCAAAGTCATTTTAGCTCTCTCTTCTTCAATTGTTAATTGAGCTATTCTTCTTTGAGCTTCGACTTGTTTTTTTGAATCACCATCTTCGATAGCTTTAGAAAGTAAGCCTTGAGCTTTTTCTAATTCTGAAGAAACTCTAGCAGTGTATTCTTTTAGATAACCCTCATCTACTTGAGTAACTTTTTTTAAAGCTTGATCTCTTTCAGTTTTTACACTTTGAGCAAAATTTAAAGCTTCTTTTTCTCTTCTCTCAGCTTCTCTTAGTTTATATGTTAATTTGTCTATTCTTTTTTTAACAGCTGCGGAGTACTCTTCCTCCTCTTTATTATCCTCTTTAACTTCTTTAGTTTCTACTTTTTCTTCTTCAGCTGTTTCTACTTCACTCTCTTTATTTTGTTCTTCTTTGATTTCAATGTCCATAGATTCACCAGAGGTATCTATAGGCACCATTTTGTCTTGCTCAGACGCTGTCTGTGGTTGCATAGTTTTCTCCATGTTTATAATAAGTTCCTTGGTAAAATATCACGAGGATCATCTACAGTTGCTATGATCTCATCTTCATTTACAATTCTAAGTTCTCCGTCTTCAATCTTAATTCTTGATCCAGCATATGAAGTTATTAAAACCCAATCACCTTCTTTGCACCAGGGTTTTCCATCTGGATATCTTTCTTTGTCTTTATAAGCTAATGGACCTACTTTTAAAACTTTACAAATATTAGTTGTCATCTGTGACTCAGCGACTGTGTCATCAGTTAAATAAAGACCACTTTTTGTTTTGTTGTTTAATTTTAACGGAAATAAAACTAATCTCCATCCTGTAGGGTTAGGTACTTTTTCAAGTTCTTGTTTTTCTTTCTCAGCTTGCTTATTATCCCAAATATGCTTTGGTACTATAAGTTTTGGTTTAGTCATCTTCGAGCTCCGTTTTCTTTAGCAGGTCCGTGAGTTCCTGTATTTCTTGTTTAAGTGCTGCGTTTTTACCTGTCAAATATTTGTAATCTGACCAGTCTTTACACAACCCACTTGTTATAGACTCTTCTACTGCCTTTTGTCTATCAATTAATTGTTTTTTGTAAGCAGTGAAAAAATTTTCTAACCGCATGATTTCATTAAATCAGCTAATTTTTTACAACGATTTGGAGTTTGTTTATTCCATCTTGAGTCCAACATTTCAAATGACGCCCCTATAAAATTACCTTCCTCAAGACATTTCCACATATTTTTAAATTTTGCCACGCCATATTTACCAAGTTGAAAACACATTTCTGACAAAACATGTTCGGCTGTGTCTGGTAAAGAATGAACACCATTTTCAACCATTAATTGTTTCGCTTGATTAATTGCTCTGCCAAGATCTTTATCAAAAACTTCTTGCAACTCCTCCTCCGTATATTCTTTGTCTGGTAAAAAAGGATCAGTATGAACAACCTTATGGCCCCAGCCTATTGTGTCAAATCCCTCTGTATCTTGATATATTTTATTTCTAAATCCTTCGCTTAATTTTACTGATTCAGCTAATTTTTCATAACTCATTATACTTTTATCCTACTTTTTATTACTTTTGATAAGGTTTTAGCTTGATTTGCATGTGTTTTAGACGCTTTTTTCAAAGCTTTTACAACTTTTTTAACCTTCTTTTTTTGTGCTTTCTTCATCTTTTTCTAGTCTTTTTTTCTACGCCTTTGATTACACCCTTGTTTTTTGAGGCATAAAAAACAGCTTTTGCGTCTTTGCCGTATGTTTTTTTCATAGATTTCATAATCTTTTTTCCTTTCTTGTTTAATGGCATTATTTTTTTACTTTACCACCCCTTTTAAGTCCTCTAGCTTTTAGCGCTTTTGTTGCAGCAGCTAGACCACCTTTTTTCATAAAGCCCATTTTATTTCTAACAGCCTTTGGTAGTTTAGGTAGTCCTTTATTTGCTTTTGGAATAGGTTTTAAATTTTTTTTCATAATGTTCTCCTATTTTTTTTTAAATAAACCGATAGCGCTAGACCCAGCTTTAATCCCAAAACTAGCGGAAATAGCTATGTACAACAAATTATGATAATATGATGGTAAATCTTGAAGTGCGATAAAGCCTTTGTGGACATGTTCTTGTAAAGGCGTGAAGACTAAAACCGCTGGAAGTAGTAGAACAATTAATGCTACCTCATCTTTCCAGCTGCCTTTCATTTGGTCAACTGCACTTTGCTCCCATGCAACCTTACCAGCAATCTGGTCTTCTTTAAGTTTCTGGGTTGCTTTAATAGTTGTAAGTTTTAATTCTTGTTTTGCTTTTTTAGTTTCTACAAAACCCTTGACGCCGTCAGCAACGACGCCAAGTAAGGGCTTTGCTAATAATTGCCAAACCATTAATTTATATTGCTCCTATAATAATAATTACGATTAATGCCACTATACCAGCTTTAATCCAATCCTTCATACTCCAGTCTGACCACTCTTTTAAGTGATCCCATAGATCTGTTAAAAGTTTCATAGAAACCTCCTTTTTAAAAATCGAAGTATACTACTTAACACCTTTGAATGGAACTTTTTTTATTTGCATATTGCTTGTCTGACCTTTTGGACCAGCCCCTTTGTTTTGTTTTACTACAAAAGCAGGCATTGTCACATTAGCAGTTCCCGCAACCGTTGGGTTAGGAAACGGATTTTTAAAAGGCACTTCAGTCATTTTTGCGTTTTTAAATTTCATATCTACCTCAATGTATTGTTGGTTTAGTATCGTTTAATTCTTGTAAAGCATGTTGTATAAATAGTAAAGCATCCTCTTCCGAGTATCCTTTACCATGAAACAAATCTTTAACTTTTACGATAAATACTTCAGCCATTACTAAAGCTGAAGTTTTGCTTTTCACGTGAAGTTGGCAGAAATTATCCGCCTCCTTCAAGAAAATTTCAAACACATCTTGCATCTCATTATTATTCATATCAACCATCCTTAATAAAATTTGTTGATGGTTTTGATTTTTTCAAGTTTACATTAGCACGCAATTGAGCAATATCCTCTTGCGATTCTATTCTCGCATTATCTATTTTATCTTTTTGTTGTAATTTTTGTGCTTCGAAACCTAACTTTTGTTGATCCATTTGTAATCTAGCCTGGTCTCTTAATGCTTGTTGTTGCAGCTCTTGTTGTTTTAATTGAATAACAGGATCTGGTTTACCTTCTCCAGCTAATTGACTTTGTAATTGTTTTACTTCTTGTAAGAATTGCGCTTCCAAAACGGCGATTTGAGCATCCTTTAATTTCATTGCTTCATCACCGTTTATTGGCATGTTCATGGAATCTTCAGCTCCTTTAACTTGTTCGCCCACAGCTTCTATTGCTTTAAGACTTATGTGTTGCATAATATGTTTATTTAAATCAATTGCAATCTGTGGCATGAGTTGGACTATAGGTGATAATGCAAATACAATATGAGCTTGTATGTGTGCATCATGATTTTGTCCCTCATATGCTTCTATTTTATCCATATCAATTAATCGTTGATTTTCTTCTGTTGGGCTCATAGGCTCTGGTTTATCCAACTTCATAATTTTATCTATGTCACTGACGCCAAGCGCTTGATACATTCTTTTGTACGCTTCTTTCACATTATGGATTTGTGGCGCACTCGTAGCTAGTTGCAGCTGAGTCTGTGCTAATTGTATTCTTTGAGCCATAGAAAATATATTTGGATCGGCAACAGGTATTATATCAACACGGTCATCGAAATCTGATTGTTTAATACTTCTATCTGCCCCTACGACTTGATAAGGATATTCTTCTGGAAGATAAGTTTTGATAACATCCGCTAATAATCTAAATTCTTTTGTCATTGAATAATACATTCTTTTATGAATGCTACTCATGATTCGTGAACCACGTTCAAGTAGAGCAATAGTTGTGCCAACTGGAGCTCCTTGATTCGCATCGCCTACTTGCATATCTGCAATTTGCGCAAATCGTTGTCCAGCTTGAACAACAAATCCAAGTAATGCAAATAATGTTTGACTAGGTTCTTTGTAAGGTAGTGGCATTAATCCATCACGGATGGCGCCACCCGGAGCATCGACATCTCTAAATTCACCAGGTTGTAAAGGATTATCATCATCACGAATTCTAAGTCCTCTAGCTTTAAAACCAGCTGGTAAATTAGACAACGTACCAGCGTCAATTAGTTGACGAAGCGCCTGCGTTGCCGTTCTTGTTAAACCGCCGATTAAATGTATTAAACCAAATCCATAAAAACCAAGTCCCGGTAAAAACTTGTAATGCACAAAATATTGTTTTTTCTTTTTTGTTTCATCGTCCTCATCGTAGTTTCTTCTAATTGACAAAACTTTTCTTGATTGCTCGTCTATTGTAACGATGTAAGGAACTTTAATTCTTTTTTCGTTTTCATCTACTGTGTTTTTAAATTCATCAAGATCTAAGTCTGCATGTATTTCTAGTAGTGTGTAATCATAAGATTCACCAGTAGGTTGCACTCCCTCTAGTTGATTTATTTTATCTTTTACATCATTGGAACTATATGTTGCATCTTCTGGTGACGGTGTACTTAAAGCTATATCTGAGTAAAATCCTGCAGCTTGCTTTTTTCGAATATCATTTTCTGATTGTTTGACAACATGAGTAATTCTTTCGCACGAATCTAAATCACTTGCGGTGTAAGGAACAACAAGATCTTCAGCTGGTATAAATTTTGACACTGCTCTTTCCAATTGAGCATCGTAATAAACTTTTTTAAATGTTGAACCACTGAGCGGTAAATAAAAAAGCATTTGATCGAGCTCTGGTGTGTACTCTTCCATCACTGTCGTGATTTGGTAATTCATAAATTCTTTTACTCTTTGTGATTGTTCATACTTCTCTTGCGTTTCTTTACCCATGATACGTGTACGAACAGGTCCATCTGATGGCATCATTTCTTTGTATGCTGTTGCGCTGAACTGCGTTACAGCTTCCGCCAACAACGGATGATTAACACTACTTGCACCTTGAAACGGTTTTGATCTTTCTTCGTATTTAAATCCTAATAAATCTAAACCTCTTGTGTAAGATCTTGACCAATCATCTCTAGATGATTTATCATTTTCATAATCTTCTATTAGCTGCGAAGATAATCTGTTTAATTGATCATCCTCCATGTTATCAGCAAGGTTGTCATAAAAATCTTGATCCACGTCCAACGGTTCGGTGGACATGGTAGTTTCTTCAGAAACAATTTCTATATCAATCGGTGTCTCATTTTCGATAGCATCTTCCAATGCTTCGCCGACAACGGCATCAATCCTTTTATCAATATTATTCTCTGCCATGATTTTTTATATCCTATTCATCATAATTAATCTAGTCATTAGTAATACTCATAAACTTTAGGTTCTTTCACTTGATCTTCATAATCATCACGAAGCGCAACAAAGTTACCTTGTCTGTACCTCATTAATGCTTGAGTCATGCTATCAACCAAATCATCATGTTCACCATATGGAAAAGCTGCACATTCTTCAATCATTTCTTCCGCAAAATGTTTTTCTGGTGCCCAAACTTGTCCAGACTCAAAAACAGGTGCTACTGCATTAACTCTTGTAATTTTATCATTACCTTTTGATGGCGAATAACTTACAACAGGAATTCCAACTTGTCTAAGTTCTTGAATTAATGGCTGACCACTTGCTTTTGCTTCGACAATAATTGTTTCTGGTTCCCAATATTTGTATTGTTCTAAAGCTATTTTTTTTAATTCTGGAAAATCCCAACGATCTTTTATGCAATCCAATAAAATAATATTATCCCTAGAAAATTCTGTTCTGAAAACACCCCATGTACTTATAGCACTAAAATCTGCTGTTGTTTTTTTACTAAAAGCAGTATCGTAACTTTGAATGACGTGACGCAGCTCTGGTATGTCCTCTCTTTTCCATGTTTTCCACCACTCACGTTTAATTATCGCTCCTTCTTCTGAAGTTGGCTTTTGTTGATACTGAGCCTCCCAAGACATAACTGGTAAATTGGCTTGTATCTTTTCTAATTCCTCTTTTTTCCAATATTCTGGCCAAATTGGTTTACCGCTTGGTAGTATTGCTGGGAACTCTATAACTTCCCACTGATCAGCTTTGACTTCAGCTTGTTGCCTCATTAATCTTCCAGTTAAATCTCTTTCAGACCATCTTGTCATTACAACAACTATTGCACCGCCAGGTTGTAAACGCTGTCTTGGTCCAGAAACGTACCAATCAAACGCTTTATCAAAACTAGTGTCTGTAATATTTTGCTCCGAATGAGGATCATCAATAATTAATAAATCTGCACCTCGTCCAGTTATTGCACCTTCAACACCAGCACCAAAATATTCTCCACCATGATTTGTTTCCCATCTTCCAGACGCTTTACTATCTGCTCGAAGATGAACATCTTTAAAAATTTTTAAATATTCTTCGTCATTCATAAGATTTCTCATTTTTCTACCAAATCTGTAAGAAAGTTCCGCTGTATGAGTTGCTTGAATAATTTTAGTTTTGGGTTTTTGACCCATTAACCAGGCAGGAAAGAGGTAAGAGGCAAATTCTGACTTGGTGTGTCTTGGAGGCATGTTAACAATTAACCGTTTTAACTTGCCAGCAGCTATTTCTTCAAATTTTTTAGCTAAAACATTGTGATGATATCCATCAATAAACTCTGGCCAGACTTTTTTAACAAAGTGCATAAAGCTTGTTGCAGCTTTTTCGTTATCGTCCTTCAATCCAATGGCTAACATTAGCCTTAATTCTTCATCTGAATACTTTTCGTAAATATTATTTTCGGTGGCCATTGGGACTCCTAGGCCTTTTTACACAAAAAAAGGGGTATACCCTAGAAAAATCGCTTCCATATGAAAAATTGGTGGCTGAATATTTAAAACATGATCGCAAGCGCTTGCCATACACAACGCCTGGCATTTCCAGGTGGTCATAATCAGCGGAAAACGGCCATTTTTTTAAATATTCGTAAGTACCTAGCCATTTTTTATAAATAATGGCTAATTTCTGGCGGTTGGCGGTTAGTGTTCGGTTTTTTGAACGATAATAAAAATTATCGTATGTGATAATTGGCGGTTTTCCTAGGTTTTTTGCTTCATGTTCCGTGGTTCGCCAACAAATATCTAGATATAGTAGGCCAATTGTTGGCGGTTGGCGGTTCGTTTATGCCATTTATTGCCAAATTCTTTACTTTTCGCCCCTCATACAAATAAATATTATTTGTTCGAGGGTCGTCCGCAAGTTTTGAAACGTATACAATAATATAATTCACTTTGTTTTTTTCATTCCATAACTTTAAATTATAGGCGATTTGATGGGGCGTGAGGTTTACTCTATTACCTTTTGCAATCTTAACTTCTATTAAAATAGTATCCATTTTTAACCCAATACAGATTAAATCTGGGAAGCCTTGAACAGTTGTATTTTCTATCCGATGAAAGTTATAAAAGTTAAGATTTTTCCTAATTAATTTTATAAAATTTTTCTCTAACAAAACAGTAACACAGAAGCTTTAGAAGCAAAAAATATAGGGTTACTAATTTTCGTTTTTAATTTCTTCATGTTCAATTATTTTTTCTTGGTTCACAATATCAATATTATTTTTTTTAAGTTCGTTTAATCTTTTAATTAGTTCATCCCTTGGCAAGTTTTCAATTGAATTTTCTAGTCGAATTGTTGGGTCATACAATCCGCCTACTTTTCCTCTTAACTGTTCGGCGTTTATTGATGCCGAATAATGTTTATCCTCTTCCGCTTTTCTTCCAAGTTCTTCTAATCGGTTTAAGTGTTTATCCATATTTACAGAATATTTATTTTTCAATTCATTTTTCATGTCTTGAATTGCTTCCGCTACTAATGGATATTTATTAGGGTCTTGCAATTCATAAGCCATTTTTTTGCTTACAGTTTCACTATATCCGCTCTTTCTTGCTGACTCTGTTGCCGATTGTTTTCCCATTAAAGTATAATGACAAAACTCATAAACAAAACGTAATTGTTTTGGCGTTAACTTTCTTGCTTTTCTTCCGTCAACTATTTGCATTATTAAAACAAATAATAAAAAAACTTATGATTTTCAATAAAATTTAAATTTTATTACATTACTAGTGTAATAAATGACACTACTCAAAAAATAGTAGTGTATGCCAAAACTTGTTTATAT